TCCCCGACGCCAGCGCAACCTTCAGAGACTGGCTAGGGATGTAGGCCGTGCTCGTGTCTTGAGACAGCGTGATCGAGGACGACTTCGTACCGAGTTTGGACCACCCACTCACCGACACCGCGAACGAGGGGTTGCTGCAGTAGTTCAGCCGGTCGGGATACAAGGTGACTTGGACCGCTCGCGCGGGCTGGTAGGCCGTTGGTGTTGTAGCGGCGAAGGGGAGCACCTCGAACTGCGCAGCGTCGAGCATCTGCTGCTTGCCTGTGGTGACTCCGGTGAACTTCAGTCCGAGTGCTGCGTAGGCAGCGCGGTTCCAGAGGTTGCCAGACGACACTGAGTAGTCGGTAGGCGCGCTGGCGATCATGTACTGCCGGGTCCATGATGCCGTGGTCGTCGCGCTCGTTGCAGCGGCCACGTAGGTCATGGCCGGGTCAGGTGCACCGGTTGCTGTGGTGGCCGCGAAGTCGTCGAACGACGCGGGCGGGAAAGTCGTGTGACCGAAGGCGGAGCCGACAACGGCCAGGTGTCCGGATGCGGAGAGCTTCCATACCTGTGGCTTCGGACGGTCCTTCGCGGTACCCGAGATAAGCAGGTTTCCGGAGGCTGATGTCTTGAGTGTTGTCATTCGACTGCTATTCCGAACTTCGTGGCCGTGCTGCTGACCGTACTTGTCGCGCTCGCGACCTGGACACCATTCACGTATACCGTGAAGACGTTGCCGGTGATGTTGACGTGGATACGATCATTATCGCTTGCTGCGGTCGTGTACGTCGCAAGCACCGTCGGTGTTCCGGTCGAGACGGCCACCAGTTGGGTCCTGGTTGCCTTCACGTAGTTGTTGGTGTCGGTCACACGCATGACGAGCGCCTGCTTGAGCGTTCCGGTCGAGGAACTCTTCAGGGTTACGTAGACGTCACCGGTCGTGGACCCGAGATCCACAACACTGAACGAGCGGACGGCGACGTTCGAGGGTGCCACACAACCGTCGAGACCGTTGAACGTAGTGAAGGCACCTGTCAGAGTCGACCAGGTCTTTGCGCCTACGGGCGTGGTTCTTCCATTCAGTGCTGACCAGGGGTAGCTGAAGGTGTCGAACACCGTGGTCCCGCTGTTGGCGAAGACACGGGTGATGAGCTTGCCGTTCTTGTCATACCACTCGATGAACGGGATGGTAGCCACTCCGCTGTTTCCAGGCATCGCGGATGCGTAGGCACTGGCCCCATAACGGATGCGCTTGTTGAGGCCCACACACTGCCACTGCGAAGTCGCGGCCGAGCCAGGGCCCGGCGTGCTTCCTACGGTCGTCGTCAATGCTTGGTAGGTGTAGCCCGCGTAGTAAGCGAAGTCTCCGGGGTTGTAGGTCACCGTCGGGTCGTATTGGGTGGTTCCGGAGAAGAGTGGGATGCCATCCAGGATCGGCTGGTAGGCGTCCATCGTCGACTGCCCGGACAGGTATGACACCGACCTCAGCAGTAGGTCGGAGGCTGCTCCGGTGTACGCCAACTGCAGCGCGTTGGCGTAGTTGACTGTCGCGTCGGTAGCCGACTGGACTCCGACACCAATCCTGGTGGCTGTCGCTCCGGCGTCAGTGAGTGTGGTCGCGTTCAGCGCTTCCCACGACCCCTGGTTTCCTGTCGCAGGGTTGAGCATGTACGTGCTCGACACGTTGGAGATGTTCTTCCAGTACGTGTTGTTCGTGGGTGTCGTGGGAGGTGCCTGTGCGCTCCCGTACGCCTTCTGCAGCGCCTCGTAGATGTAGGAGCCGTTGACCACACGGTCTCCGGTGCTGTAGGAGAACTGCAGGTCCCACTCGGGGTAGCTCGGGTTGATGAAGCTCGCCTGGTCCTCGTCGAGCATCATGTTGCGCCCGATGGAAACCGACGCATCCCATCCGGTAGCAGCGGTGATCATATCCCGCAAACCCTGCTCGGTTCCCTTCTCCCGAAGGATGTAGGACCAGTTGCGGACGTACTTGCGCATGTTCGCGATGCTGGTGGCGTACTCGAAAGGAATGCCAAGCTGAGCCGCGAGGTTCTGGAGGTTCTCGACAGACGTTGTTGATGCGTCATTGAGGTGGAGGAGCGAGTTGTAGTACGTCTTGATCTGGTCGAAGCCCCACCCGATGACGTTCAAGAAGCCATAGAGGTCGGTGTTCTCTGAGTTGCTCGTGGCCAGCAGGTCGTCGTTGACGTACTTGTAGTACCGAGGCACCCACGAGTAAAGCCACTGACCGGAACCGTGGTTCTGGATCGCGAGCGCAGACACTGTCCCGGCGCGACCCCAGTTGTTGGAGGTGTCCTCGTAGAACAGTGCGTAGTAGTAGAGCGTGCCAGGAACCAGGTTGTCATCGGTGTAGCCACCACCACCTGTCGTGGTGTTGTCGACGAGCAGCACGCCCTCATCAGGACGCACGGGGTACCCGACAGTGCTACGGAGCAGACGGAAGCCATTCGATTGCTTGGCCGGAGGAGACCAGCTAAGGAGAATCTTGCCGTAGCCCACAGGAACGGCGGTGAATGGTTGAACGTCGTACTCGACCTCGACTACGGTTCCGTAGTGCGCGGTGCCGTAGGAGTCGACTCCGAATACGGCCACGGGTTTATCCTTCGGAGAGGAAGTACGTCGTCAAAGAGAGGTTGTAGAACGGCACAGGAATCGTTGACTGGTTGAAGAGCCAGACGCGCAGCGGTGTTCCAGTGGTGAGTCGGCAGATTCCTGATGCGGATGTTCGTAGAGCACCAGGCCCATTGATAATACCGCCTGGGAAGTGCTGGATGACCTCGAAGGATCCCACGATCTCGTTGTATGAACCCTCTCTAACCGACATCATCTGGATGGACGAGCCTCCTGGAGGGTTTCCCCATCGGCCGGTTGCTTCCACCTGGTAGAAGCCACTACGTTGAATCGTGATGCCGGTCCCGTCGGCCTGAGCGACGCCGAGTGTAAGCGGGGCGGTGTCCCACGCCCCCCAGTTCGCATTCGCCAGGACACCATCCGATGCGGGTATAACGAGGTATGGGTTGTACACGCTGCACGTCAATACGGAGGTGCTTGCCTTGGGTGGGGGCGGTGGCGGTGCGTTCAATATCCCCGTCACCTGAGCGCCGAGTGTTCCCTCCCCCTTCTCGATGGAGTCTAGGCGGGAAGCGATGTCCTGGTAGTACACCGAGCCACTGTTCAGGTTCGCGACCTGAGGGTTGATGCCGAGCACCATTTGAAGAGCCCGCACTTCGTCCTGCAGTGCGTTGATGTCAGCGGCATAGTTGACGTCATAGACGTCCCGCTTAGTTGTGAACTGCTTGATGCTCGCTGGATATACGGCCATTAGAAGACTCCACCGGTTACGTTCATAGTGAGGGTCCCGAATGATGGGATCTCACCGGGTCTGAAGAGGATGTCCGAGTTTCCGGGAGTACCCCCGTGAGGGATCATTACCGGGATCTGGATGTATGCAACTCCAGGCACAGCAGAGACGGCTGCGTAGACGTCGGACAGTGCTAGGCGCATACCAAAGTCCACGTTCTCGGGGTTGAAGAGCGCCTGGAAGGCTTGGGTCACGTTCAGTTGCACCTGCGCCTGACTGAATCGTGGTTGCACAGCGAGGATCACAGGATTTCCGGCGCTACCGAAGTCGACCGGGGTGATGGACACTGGGCCGCTGACGGTCACCGTGGTTCCTGCCATGGCCTTGGGCTGGATAGCAGCCGTCACCTGGTTGATCAGCGTGGAACTCGGTGCTGTGATACCTGCCGCCGCGATGTACACCGTCACGCTGGAGTAGTGGTTGGCGACAGCACTGGCCTTGGCCACCGCACCAACTCCTAGGGCCAATGCGGCGTAGTCGTCTAGTGTCACGGCACGGTTCTGCGTCTGGAAGGCCTGTGGTGCGTTTGAGCGGATCTGGTCGTTGGACTCCGGGTCCGTGCCACCGGTCATGGCTGAGGACTGCGGTGTGCCGTCTGGGTTGGTGGCGATGTAAACGCCAGACAGGTTCTCGGTGACGATGTTGTTGATCGTCTGTGCCGCCACGTTTCCCCGCACCCCTCCACCTACGCGGAACGTTGCGGTGATGGTCAGGCCGTTCGATGGGATGGCTCCGTTGACGCCATCACCGAACTGAACCCACGTTGACCCCTGATCGTCGCTGTAGGTGGTGAAGACGAAGTCGGAGAACTCCGAGTCGATGAGGTGCTGCATGTAGACCCAAGGGAACGTGCTACCTGTCGCGTCCTCGACCTCGACCGATACGCTGCCGTCGATTACGGGGGTGTACGGGATGCGGAATGCCTGGTTCGCGAGCCCGCTCGACGTGCCTATATTGATGTCCGTGTAGGTGATGCCCTCGGTCACGTAGACCGTTGCTTGGCCACCGTTTGCCGGAACGGTGACTGTAGCGTTCGTCTCGTAGATGATGGGCCCGTCGTACTGGCCGATATACGGAGTGGACACCTGGGTCCCAGCAGGGACGACTACCGCAGGCCCAGGATTAGCAGTCTGGAGGACGACCGTTCCTGTTGCCGGGGTGCCGTTCGACGGGGTGTAGCCGAGGAGGTCGGCCAGGTAAAGGAGTGAGAGGCGCTGAGTGGCCGTCGGGAGGAAGGCCTCGGCTGCGATGCGGTCACCGTAGTAGGACAGGATGTCCGCCAGGTAGGCCATCTGCTCGACGAGGAGCACACCAAAGTCACCCTCCGACCGGCTCGTCCATTGAGGGAAGTTGTGCGCCGCGTAATCGAGCAAGGACTGCTTGAATCCAGCAAAGTCCTTTGATGTGTAATCCACACTAGTCGTCATCCGGTGATAACCTCATCCACTGTTCCGCCGACCCGCAGTACGGCGGTATTCACATTTCGCGCGAGCTGACGTGGGGTTGTGGCCCCTTCAGACCGCACGAAGTCAACCTCGACTGCTGCCATCCCGTCCCCCGTCATGTCGGTGAGCAGGTTGACACCGACGAGCAACGCGCCCGGCTCCCAACGAGACAGAGCCTGCTGCACCTCAGACTGGACCTGCACCCTGACGAACTGTGGGTCAGGCTCGAACAGCAGCGTCGCTGTATCGACTCCGTAGTCTCGGAGCATCACTCGCTCACCCGGCTGCGTGCCGACAAGCCCATGCACGTGCTGGGCGATCTGCTTGTCCGGGTCCGTCTCTACAGAGACTGCACCAGAAGCATCCAGGGCGAACGGAAGTGCGATCTCAGTCGGCATCAGTGTCTGGGGCCTTTGGGGTCGTCGCTGCCGCGAGCTGCAGCCGAAGGACGGCCACCTCGTGGGTCAGATCTCGGATCTGCCGCCCGTACGCGTCGTGGAGCACGGTGAGCATGTCATTTACGTCTACCTGCATTATCCCTTGTCCTGCTTCTTTTCGTCTAGCTCTTGGAGCGCCTTCCAGAACAACCCTAGGACGCTGCTGATGTCGAAGACCTCATCATCCACCACTACGTGCTTGGGCATCTCGTCAAGAATAGGACCATAATGCAGGCGGTCCCCAAAGATCTTGGTGCCATCCTCCGCAGTATCCACATGCTTCCGGTAGCTGTACACAGGAGTCGCTCTTATGTGATCAAGGGCTTCCTCCGTCCAGGGTTGGATATCTGTCTTGAACTGGCGGGCGGAGGTGTTGAGGAAGTTGGATCCAGTGAACTGCCCATATGCTGCGTCGTTCGCTCCTCTGGATTGAATCTCCGCAATACCTGCTCTCACACCAAACTTAGCCGCGGAGTTGCCACCGCCTTGGAGGAAGGGGTTGTAGTTTGTTCCGATGTCATGCGTCCGGAAGTATATGTAGTTGTAGTTGTCTCCGATCCGGACACCTCCGGATGTGTCAGCCTGTGCATAGCCACCGTACCCGCTAGACATCTTGACGGCGTTGTTGGCGTGGAGAGTGAGCAGAGTTCCGTAGAACTGCCCATTCCCTCCGGTCC